ATATATTAATTCCCTATTTTAGATTTATTAATCTCTAATAGAGTACCATTCTCTACCTTTACTTGACCAACATTCATACCACGTTCTTTTGAAACAAATTTAGCTCTGGTCCAAATAACAGGTTGTATATTTAACTGTGATTTAGAATTATTAACAGCTAATATAGCAGCATATTTAATAACATCATCAGTTGGTTCTATATCCTTTACTTTAATAATAACATGAGAACCTGGTACACCTCTAGTATGTAACCATATATCATTTGGATCGGATAGATTAAAAGTAACTTCCTCATTTGCTTCTGCTGACTTACCATATATTATTTGAAAGCCGTTAAACTCAATAGTTTTAATAGGTAGTTTACCCTTTGATTCATATAATCTAAATGATTTTATTCTCATTAATTATATATTAAAAATTATATGCAACAAAAAAGCCACTCTGAGAGTGGCTTTTAATGTGTTTATCTTTAAATTAGATAAGGTTCTGATTAGCATCGTAAACTTTAATAGTCATGTATTGCTTCTGAGGGAACCAACCAACTTCAGTTACTGCGTAACGAGATCTTAACAACATACGCGGAGCGAATGTAGCTTCAGAAATGATACTAATAGACTGAGCCATTAAGTACGGTACGAAGATGATACCTGGTTGATCAGGATTGTTCTTACGACCTAATACGATACGGTTATCGTTATACTTCATGTAAGGGTCAACGTAGATAGTGATATCTCCAATTGTTCCTACTGGGTATAATTGACCAGCACCATTTAACTTAGATTTAGCAGGATTGATAGTGTATCCAGAGATGTCCATCAATACAGATGCGATATTTCCGTTTGTTACTGCGAATTGCGCAGGCCCGATACGACCTTCAGTTGCTAAGTAGTTAGACGCGTTGAAAATCTTAGAGATTAACTTACGTTGTACTGCGTGTGAAGTTTCTCCACCTGGAGCATTACCAGTTGTTAAATAATTAGTAACATCAAAATCGAAGATTGTAGCGTTAGCAATATTTGGAGAACCAGCTGTGTTCAATGGAGCAGATGTTCTGTTAAGATCACCCATTTCGAAAATCTTAGCAACGATTTGCTTAGAAATTGTTTGAGATAATTCGTTAACCAAGATAGACTCCATCTTTTGAACGATGTCCATACCTGTGTTAGCTTTAATATCTTCAATTTCTGTACGCTTTAACGCTGAAGAAATTTCGATTGTACCAACTTGTACTGATTTACTTGATACTCTTGGAGCAATGATGCCTGGATAAGTATTCTCATCAGTATCACGATTCATTGGAGTCATGTTGTTGTTATTCCAATTAGAAACAAATCCTGGGATATGGTCTTCTAAAGCTGAAATTAATTCAACACCTGTTCCTGAGAAAGTTAAACCAGCAATACCTGTTACCTGAGATGCGATAGAACCTGAAGGTAAGAATGTATTTAATGTTTGGTCAAATGCCCAGTTGTTTTGTCCTGTGTAGTTGTACTGACGGTAAGCTCTTAACATTGGGTAACCATCGATACGAGAGAAACCTAAGAATTCACACCATCCTTTTTTGTTAGCTGGTGCTGAACCTTCGTTAGCAGCAAAAGAGAAAGTACCAGACGCAGTTGCGTTAACTGAAACCCAAATCTTGTTACCAACCATACCACCTTGTACTTCATTAACACCTGCGATAGTCATTAAAACTCTTAAGTTAGCAATTGATGCTGCTGACGCGTTGTTAATTTTAAATACTTGTGGACGTTGATCACCACCCATTGGAGTATCATCATATGCGAAATCCACATATAATAAATCAATTTTTGGACCTGGAGTTGGCTTTACAGCTACTAAATCAAGACCAATTGTTTGAGCAGCAATTTTCATCGCTACTGGTAATAATTGTTGTCCAATATCACCAGAACCTACGATACCACCTTGAGCAGTGTAGTTAGCACCGTTAGTTGTACCCGGGATTAAACCTGGAGTTGGAGCGATAACGTTACCTAAACCTGCTAGGTTGTTCTGGTTAACGTAAGCGTTTTCATTAATTGAGTGAAACTCAGCGTATTCAGCCATCCAGTCGATTCTTTCGGCATCTTTAACACCCATGTTCTCTAGAACTGGAGTCCACTTTTTAATTGCTTTTTGTTTGTCTATTCTAATGTGTGACATAATTTTTTCGTTTTGTTTTTTTATATACTCTATATATTAGTTCAAAAAAGTCGTTTTTTTCTATTTTGAATACCTGTATAGATTATAGATTTTTGAAGCGTTCTAAGATAGAATCCATCTCATTATCAGATAATTTATCTTCTTGAATAATCCCTTCGTGAGAAACTAATTTCTTAGTTGACTCATTTTTCTTAAGGTTTCTTGTTAACCAAAAGTGTTCAACTTTTTGGTCATTATTCAAGTCAGGATATAATCTTGCTTGAGAAAGAATGCTCTTTTTAGAACCTTCATTCATTTGCTCCCAAATTGGCTTAATGTTTTCTGGCATCAATCGGATTAGCTTTTCTTCTAACGACTCATTTTTAGTCGATAGTGCTTCTGTCATTAATTTAAGAACGTCCGAGCTTGAGAAATATGCTTTTTCGTTTATGTAAACAGTAACAAGTTCACGTTCTTCATTTGTCAAGCCGTAGAAACTGTCGACTTGATTTTTGTTTAAAAATTTAAGGAAATGTAAATCGCTTGTTTCTGAAACTTTTCTTTTCTTAGCTTCTGCGATTAATGTATCTATTTGTTTTGATAGATCTGTTTTTGATTCACCAGTCATGGCAAATTTTTGTTCATCTTCATCAGCACCACCATCTTCGTCTTTTTCAGTATCTTCTGGTTCTAAACCTTCAGTACCTTCTTCAGATTCTTCATGTTCTTCGTGTTCTTCTTCTGATTCCAATTCATCTAATAATTCGTTCTCTTCATCATTTAATGCAATTAATTGAGAAATAGTATCTTCTTCTGCTTCTTCATGATCGCGTTCTCCACCTTCTAAGCCTTCTTCACCATCTAAATCGTCAAAGTCTTCTTCATCATTTAATACACCATCAAGTTCTTCTTCTTGTTCGAATCCGTACTCTTCAAGTGTTAATAATTTATCACCACCAAGTGATTCGTTTAATTTAGAACCATTTAATTTTTCAGTAATCATACCTGCATAAGTAATAGTTTTATCTAAACCTTCAGCGATATAATCAGAATAAGCGATAGTATCATCTAAATTCTCAGCTAAATATTCTGAGTATTTAATATTACCTTCAACATGCTCAGCTAAATATTCTGAGTATGCGATTGAATTATCAACATGTTCAGCTACATATTCAGAGTAGTCAATAGATTTTGATAAATTTTCAGCAATATATTCAGAATAAGCAATATTCTTATCAAGATTTTCTGCTAGATATTCTGAGTATTCAATGTTTTTGTCTAAGTTTTCTGCTAAGTATTCTGAATAAGAAATATTCTTATCAAGATTTTCAGCAATGTATTCTGAATAGTTAATGTTTTTGTCTAAGTTTTCTGCTAGATATTCTGAATATTCAATATTCTTATCTAAGTTCTCAGCTAAATATTCAGTATAATTAATAGCTTTTTCTAAATTCTCAGCTAAATAATCATTATGTTTAACTAATTTTGTTGTTGTTGCTTTTAATGAATTATTTTCATTAACTACGATCTGTACTTTTTCAGCAAGATAGTCTAAATATTTAACGATTTGAGCAGAACTGTTGTTTAGCTCTTCGTAATATTCCAACATTTTTTCCATTTTCTTTGGCTCAACATTACCTGTCTTTAGAGCTTTAGATACCTGATTCTTAGTTGAAGCAAGTTCTTTAACTAAATACTTAGAGTAATCAGTTAATTGTTGTTTTGTTACATAATCAGTCTTGTTCATATTGAATAAGTCATTTATTTTTGAGTCGTTCATTTCATAAATTCTGAAATTCGCGTTAGATTTAAATCCGAATGATTCGTTTAGTGATCTTACTTCCATTTTTGCCGAAGCAAAACCAGGATCAGCAACAATATCATATGTGAATAATTTCTTAAGTGTTACGGTACCATCAGACTCTGTAATACCAGCTGCTCTTGACGATACAAAAATAGGACAACCATCTTCAACTAATGCTTTAGCTTCTTTGCCCCAATAAGTATTTAATAATTTAATTTCACCTTCTACTTTATTACCTTCTGCAACAAATTTAGCAGACTTAATTAAGTGAGATGCTCTTGATAAAGATGTATCAAATACATCTGGATGATCAAATTCTCCATATACCACACCCATAGATGTCATACGTTCGTTCAGTTCTTCTAAACATGGGAGAAACTTTTCGGCTGTATAAATACGTTCATTACGGTTTTTTACGCCAAATTCAGTAAATGTTCCACCTAAAATCCAATCTTTTGTCCCTTTGTTCTCGTTGATACGAGCTAGAGACGCTGTGTTATGTTCCACAATTAATACTGGTTTCATGTTGTTTTATTTTTTTTCTGTACTATTATATATTATGTTATAAATATCACTTTTTTCTATTTTAGAATTCAAACTCTTCACCACCCTCTGCACCGCCACCTGCTTCAGGACCTGCTTCTCCGCCACCTGCTTCTGGTGCTGCTTCACCACCCGCTTCTGGTGCTGCTTCTGCTCCGGCTTCTCCACCACCCATCTCTGGTCCACCCATTTCTGGAGCACCACCTGCTTCTCCACCACCTGCTTCTCCACCAGGAGTACCTACTGCACCAGCACCACCTTTAAGTTTGTATCTAGCATTGGTTTGTTTCTCTTCTTCGGTTAACTTCAATATGGTGTCAACTAAATATTCAACATGGAAGTAAGGTTGTCCATCTGCAGTTTGAATTGAACTTAACATAGATGCAACAATTTCAGATCTCTTTTGTAGATTATTTAATCTTTTCCATTCTTCAAATAGATCATTTGAATTAAATTCAATACCAACAGCATTTTGAAAAATTTCATCCTTAATTAATTCAGGGAATTCAATAAGCATTTGTAATTTAATCGGCTTAATGATGATTTCTTTAAATGCCATTCGTAAACGATTAATAAAATTTGAGAATTTTACCTCATCTCGCGTCATCTCAGATGCATCTGAAAATATATTACCACCACCATTATCTTTATCAAAACGAGAAAATGGAATTCTACTTGCTCTTTTTAAAGCATTGAAAAACCACGTTAACATATCCGACTCATTTAAATTATGACCTTCTGGTGAAACAAGTTCAAATTGTGGAGTACCACTTTCACCTTCTGGAAACCATAACTGTTTATTATACGGTAAGTGTTTAGAACCATTTATCGTAACAGTTCCCATAGAATCATCCCACTCAACCTCTTCAGAATAGTCAGCAATTAATTGTGCTATCTGTTCTTCAGCTCGCTGTCTTGATAATCCATTAATAGGAATAGTAAATTTCTGATAAATCATAGCATTTAACATATTAAACATTAATCTTGTTTGCTCCATGATTTTTAATTGGTTATAAGGTCTAATTAAACCCTCAACATATGATGTTTCAGAATACTCTCGTTGAGTCGAGTATGACATAAAAATAATCTGTGAATCTAAAAGTATTCTTCTTAATTGTGGATCCTCTGGATACTGAATCCATATATGCTTACCAGTAGTTGGCTCATAGCCTGGAACTAATGTAACTGGATCTAATTGATTATAGTGTATTATATTTTTAAACTTATCATCATAAACCATCTCAAAAGCTAAATATCCATCAATTAAAAATCCTTTAATGAAATACCACGCAGTCATACCATCGTTAAATCCAAACTTAGAGTAAACCTTTTCAAAAACTTCAGAATATTTATTCTTAATTTCTTGAGAATATTCATCAGGTAAAGATCTTGGCTTACAAAATTTCTTATCATCACCATATATAACTACCTCATCAGCAAGCGTTGTAACAAAATCTCTAATCTCATCTTTAATTGAATATTCACGCAATATTCTTCTTTTATCTGGGTAAGCTCTATCTAAATATGGTATTGATTTTTTAGCCATCACCGAAGCAATAGCTTTCTGTGAAAAGAAATCATACATACCATATCCTTTTTGTGCATAAGGATCCTCATTTATAGATACCGCATAAGAGTTCTTAACTATCATATCATCATAATTCATACCCCAAGATGATAGTTCTCTTAATATTCTGGAAAAGACACCACGATTTTGAACTGCACCACTAACTGATACTTGATTTTGTGGATTATTCTGGGGATTATATGAAGCCAAGGTAATTTATTATTTTTTTTATATATTAAGAAAGGAGCCTTTCACCCAAAATTGAGCTAAAAACTGCGTCCACCATATTTTGATAAATTCTTTTGGACCCTTTCGATATGACCCTTTAACTCACTATATTCATTTCTTAACTCTTCATCCATTTTATAAAAATCATCAAGCATAAATTTTATAATTTCTTCATGTCTCGCCGCTTTGGTTTCTAACTTTGCAACCCATATTTCATATAATTTCTTTGGATCATATTTATTTTTAACATAACCAGAATAGATGAATCTATCAATGATTGTAATATCAATCTTGTGAACGGTCTTAACTAGTGCTAAATTATACTCCACCAATGCATATTCATACCCAATTCTTAATAATTCTGAATATATTTTTTGATAATTAATCCAACTTAATTGGTCATCCTTTTCAAAATTCTTAATTAATCTATCAAAAAATAGCCCGCGCTCTCGGAGTGGAATAAAATTCAAATTAACTGCCTGAATAACTATCATATTATTAAATCTTTTGAAGCCAACAGCTAATATTGGAGAATATTTCATCCAATTAGAATCATCAGCATAATGTAAAAAGTAAAATCTACCCTTCATCATCTTGCCCTTATTTATATTAGTCACAACATTATCAGTATTGGGTTTGGTATATGCAGGACTAAAGAACATTGTGTTCTCTTTATATAGCACTGGCATGCTACCTTTTGATTTTAATGTTTGCAGAAGAACGCCCATATAATATATATTAAAAATAAACTTATTATAATGATAAATAATGCACCCAGACAACCAGGTAAATATCATCAAGGATTATATGTTCCACAAAATAAAGGAAAATTACTTAAAGCGAATGAAAAAGGTGGTGTGTATTACAGATCTTCTTGGGAGAAAAAAGTTTGCATCTATTTGGATATGAATGAGAAGGTTGTTAGATGGGGTTGTGAGTTTATAGAAATACCATACATGCTAACCGAAGTTAAAAATGATATACCGGTTTCATCTAGACATAGATATTATCCAGATTTTTATTATGAATTAAAAAAAGATGATGGTTCAATAAAAAAAGTAGTAGTTGAGATAAAGCCAAAATCAGAAACATTACCACCAAAGGCACCAAAACAAGGCGCGACTAGAAAACAACTAGAAACATTTGAATATGGAATAAAAATGTGGAATAAAAATCTAAGTAAATGGCAGACTGCTATTTCTTATTGTGAGAGTAAAGGTGTAGAGTTTGTAATTCTAACCGAAGATTTTATCAATCGATTGAAGTATTAGACTCGGAATAGACAATAGCATCTAATCGCAATAGATTAGCGAGTGCATATTGTGGTATAACAACACTTTTCTCATTTTGAATCATTTCAAATAAATCAGAATCTACTTGAACATATAGTGGTTCACCGCAAATTCTCTCATACTCATCAGGAATATCTGTATTATCTTGTCTAGTTTCATAAATTTTATTTATATAATTTCTACACTCTATAACATTAGAGTGAAGTGTGCAACCATCTGGTCTAACTCCCCAATTTCTTTCAGATTGCTCCCATAGTTGTAGAACTACTTGATTTTCCATAATATTATATTTTATTAAATTTGAGAAAAATGTTTATAAAATTAAAAACCCTCACTGAGAGGGCTCTTAATTTTAAAACTAAACTGAGTGTAAACCTTGACCATCATTAGAGCTATCCAATGAGACAAGTTTTATTTGATGCTCAGCATCTCCTTTTTTCTTATACAACTCATTATAACCCTTAGCCAAACCTCTTTTGAAGATTTCAGTATAATAAGCAAATGCATTGGTTGACTTTTCTTCATTGAAGTTATGCCAGTTAGAAAACATATCCAATAAACCGGATTGATAGCAATCCATTCTATCATCATTATTCCAGTAACGCATTTTTTTGATTGTTTTTTTAGCAAGAAGTTCTAACATTACTTTTGCTTTGGAAGTTAATTTCCCCTGTGCTTTGGAAACAACAATTTCCACGAATAAATCTTTGTTATTCAAATACATCTCGTATGATGTTATTTTTTGTTCCTTACGGATTACCCTTCGGTTATATTTTAACGATCATGATAAGTTGATTGTCGAATCATAAAAATGTTTGTGTGCAGTTTTCTCTTCTTTGCTTCCTCTTAAGAAATTCCAAAATTTAGCTTCATCCGATGAACAATGATATGTCTTACTTG